AGGACACTGCAATGAAATCACAGAATCCTTGGGAATATACTTTCCCACTCCCGTCCTATCCAGAAAAAAATGCTCCGGAACTAGAAGGATGTTACCTTCGACAAACATGGCACTCAGCCCAAGATTGTCGATTCCCGTTCGCCTCAACTTCACCAAATTTCTCTCCGACAAAATTTGGTACAACTCCTTGGTCGCCTCATCTTCTGGCTGAACCTTAATAAGCTGTTTTCCTTTCCTGTCCTTAGTTTCACCCGATTCAGGGACAACGATGGTCTTGAATAAATTCGAGACCAACATCGTCGCTCCTACTATGGACGCTATTATGGCTCCGAACCGTAATATGCCCAAGTAAGTCGGATTCTTCACATAGGGGACAAGAAAAGACAACGTCTTATCAAAGCCAACCATTAAAGATCCCGTCGTCTGCAGTTGAATCAAAAGCTGAGCGCCACGCATCATTAGATATTCAACAGTCTCATTCATTTCGGCTTTTGTATGTCGAAGTAAATGAGGACTATTGAACCTAACCATGGTGGCGACCATCTTCTTCTTCAAAAGAATTTGTTTGTCGCAATGCGCGTTGTAAGCATCAAACAAAATCTTCTGCATCTGCTCCACTTTCTCCTCAAAAGATCCCTCAATCTCTTGCTGTCTCTCTGCAAAAATCTCTCCTGTCGCTTTGCCAGACCTAACCACAACAATGCTGATATGCGAATTATCCTTGGGTCTAACCATAGTTTCGTTAAAACCTGGTTTGTACCTAACGATAAAATGCACATCCCATCGTCTGTTCAGCGCCTGCAAATTTGTCACTGTGTCAGTTCTCAACTGACTCATGTTCGATGTTGCGAACACCACCTTCGGCTCTGCCTTCATTCCTTTGACTCCCACTGTGTGTTCATCACGTGGATCAATTGACGCAAAGGCAGGATAATATGGGGCCGTGGTTTTTAAGCCAATAACCTCCAAAAAATCCTGTCCTTGCGTAAACTGACCCAAGTCATCATACCGAATAATAGGTTGCCCTGTGTATCCATCCCATGTGTCAGTAACGACATTCCGGGTGAATACAAAGGACTCCACATACTCGGCCATCTCCTCATCTTTCACTTCATCCGGCACATGTACCAGCGTCGACAACAAAGGTATTGTCAACACTGATTTTCCTACTCCTGGATCTCCAGAGAGCAAAACGGTGAATGGCTCCATCGCTTTGTTCTTGCTAACGGATGGCGCATACAGATACTGTTTCAAATTCTTGAGAAACACTGTCATGTCTGCGTCAACCGGTATCTTTTGATCCTGTATGTACTTCAGTAAAGCCTCCTGCTTTACTCTTGCCAACGCCTTCACATCCGCAATCTCGTCCACTCTACCGGTAGTCAATGCCAACTCCATGGCCATTGCTGCCTGCGTAGCCTCCTGAAAAGGTGAACCTTTCCGTCTCAACTCCGTCGCGATAAAATCTCTCGTATTACTCGAAACTAGAGCATCCACAATAAATTGCGGAAACCATCTCGAGAAATGCGAAACAAACCATACCATAGACTTAGCTCCTGCCATGACAGCAGTAAAAGTCTTGATAGAGCCTGCAAATGCCAACCAGTACTTCGGTTGAATGTGGAAATAATCAAGAAACGGCTTAATAAATTGGTAAAATCTATTAAACTGTCCCTTGGTGTATCCCAAGGCATTTGAGAAAAAATCTTTGGCATCGTCAACCATACCTTCCACCTCATAGAAAGAATCGTCTTCTGTCTCTCTCAAAGCTAGCAATTCTCGCTCTAACTTCTCGTCGTGCTCATCATCTCCTTGCCTCGCATTACCATAAAAAAAACTTCCCAGCACAGAAAAGAAACCCGGTTTCTCCTCTTCCTTTCTTTCCAAATTAGGAAAGAAAGCACTCCTCTGCTCTCGCGCTCTCTCCTCAACTGTCTTCTTCTTACAAAACTTCTCCTTGTAAGCCTCAACTACTCCTTTCATAGAACCACACAACAATCCAAACAAGGACAGCCACGTAGTCCACTTCACCTCCTTGAAAGGCTTAGTCGCGATCTCCACAAAATCTGCCGCCAAAGGAGCAATCAATAGCGGATTTTCGCGAAACATATCCAACGCATAAGACACAACAAAACTCAATCTTTCGATGAAGCCTTGAAATCTCTTATAAATAGCTGACTCAACTATCGTCGTCTTCAATCTTCCGTAAAAATCCGCTATCGAGCTCTTAAGGTTCGACAAAACTGAAAGAATCGAATCTGAAATGCTCTTGGCAATTCCATTAATCGATCCCCACAGATTCGTCAAGACCTCTATCTCTGCCTGCACATTTCTCATTGGACTCTCCTCTAGATAAATATGCTTAAGTAAATCCGCGACTGTCTTTACACGTCCGTCGTGCAAATACATCTTGAATTCTGACCTAAACAATTCCTCTAACTCCAACTTATCAAAGCCAGTGCGCCGTTTGATGAACGAGCCATAGACTCCATAATTATATTCAAATTCGTGAGGTTGGTTAAATCCCATAAAATGAAGATAATAGGAAGCCCACAACCTATCATACAAATAGCCTGCCGACTCTTTCTCCAAGTCATGAAAATCGCGAAATCCATTCACAAGAAAGATAAAATCATCTCTCGCTCCTGGTTTTGTCCACGCGGGTCGTTTGCGTGGTATTCTCGCTATTTTCAACTGAATCGTCCTTCTGACATCTCCTTCAGCCCATGCTCTCGTCAAATCCGCTGGCTCAGCAATAGCCACAACTCCTACATTCTCCGTGTTCAAATCCTCGTTTTGTGCGTTTTTGTTTTCGTTCTCGGCGTGTGTATTCATGTTGGTTGAAATTGAATAGGATGCTCCTAATTCAAAGTCTCTGACTATGTCGTTTGTGCTTTCGTTTTCCATTTCCATTTCCATTGTAACAGTTTTAAAAGTTCGTGCTAATTCCTCCAAAGTATAAACTTTGTTGGGATTAATGTTCATTCTCTCCTCAAGATCGCCCGGAATGATAAAAGGTTCCTCTCCTATTTGGGTCGGTTCCTTATATCCTCCAATGCTATCAGGAATCTCCTTTTCCTCAACTATTGATTCCATAGGTTGCATAACTTTCGTCATACTACTCCATGGAGCAACAGTTGTGGCTCGGTGATTAGTAACGTATCCTTCAATCTGCCTTGTGCATGGATCATAGCAATAAACTTTGTCCATTTTCGCATATATAGTTCGCTTACAATGTGAACAATACCCTTTCGAGCAGTCACATTTAACATCACCTTCAAGTAGAACTATATCGAATCGCGAAACTGTACCATTTGCAAAGCAATACGGACATCTTCTCGGTTTTCCTCTGAAAGATCGTTTTCGATCATGATCACAGTAAGGCACATAAGTTATGTG